AAGATCGCTGTTCACTCCCAGTAAACCGTCATAGTCAAATCGTTCCTCCATCCCCAGCCCCTTTCTGTGGTGGTTAAGCTCGCTCGCTATCACTTCACTTCGCTGGCGGCTAGATCAAAACGTGTCAGAGGCATTCTCGGCATCTTATTGAATCGCCATCCTGTCCGCATTCCAACAGCAAGACGAGCTATTCCGAATCGTACCGACAGGGGGATTGTGTAATCCTGCAAATGTTCTTCAATGTCTTCGCCTACGCCGCCATACAGGAAACCTCGGCACTGTTTCACGAGCCACCATCGCGCTACAACACATTGCTTGCAAGTTATGTAGGACACGAACTCCCCGTCGAATAAAGCGTTTTCTCGTTGATACAATTCACCTGGCTCGATCTTCCTATAGCACTCCCCGCATTTCTGCCACTTCCTGGCTACTGGCAAGTCCTTAGAGAGTACGGTTACATAATCATCGCAGTCGTCGGCCATGCACATAGCTCACCCCTTCCCTCCCCTGCCACGCTGGAGCGCGGTTAATCGTGTCAATAAATCGTCGATACATTGGGCCACGACATACGGGCTCAACACATTGCCCTGTTCACGGAGCGTATCCCTAATGCACTCCGCTGTTACCGTGCTTTCATCACCCGCCCACCCCGCGTCAGTCATGGGAGACCTCGGCTCGCTCTTGCACACGCAAGACAAGCTTAACTTCGTACTTCCCCAATATTCGATCTTCCGGCTTGTCATAGCTAAGCGCAATTTCAGCACTACCTGATTCGTGCGCCTCTGCGGAATGAATCAATTGCACGGCACCGCTTGCGACAATTGGGTATATTGCGCGTATTCTCTCAATAGCTTTTGGGTTGTATAACTCACTCATCCCGCGCTCCTTTCGTGGGCGATTGGGACTCGAAAACTTTTCGTCGTATCTCCCTGGCAGCGTCCATTAATGGCGAGTTCTCATCGAGCGGAGACGGATCAAACGGTCCATTCTCAGCTATATGAATCAGGCTTTCGATCAGCGCATACATGTCTGGCGCGACTGCGATCATCGCCGCGTTCCATCCTTCAGTTTCGAGCATATCTCCTGGGGCACCGTTTTCAATCACGGCTATATGCCAGTTCATTTTCCCATCAGTCACAACGATCCATCGCTCTGAATCTCCATCATGGCCCCTCAAGGCTTTCCACGGTCCCGGCGTATGTTTCATGCACATCCTCCCTGTTGTCCTCACCACCCCATCCGCTTCAGCATCGCCTACAGCTTCTTCCGCTTAGCCTGCATCAGCACCAGGTAAATCGTGCGCTCGTTCTGGGCTGAGCGTTTACTAAAGACCAGGTCGGTCTTGAATCCATCCACACTGCCCTTACTACCTGCCCCGCGTATCGAGTCCCATCCAGCTTTCGTGAACAGGTCTTTAATCTCGTACTCCAAGCTGCGGCCCGCATGATATTTAGCCATTCGTTGGCACCTGCGTCTGGTTCGGTAAATTGCGCCCACCGATGCCAGCACGATTCGGATTCTTACCCATCCGAAACGGCCAAAGCGCACAGCGTTCAATATGGCATCGGCGCACTTCCGCATCGTTCCCCCCGGCACAATCGAGGCACTTTTCTCTGATCGCTCGCAATGGACTCAACTTCCCTGCCATAAAACACCCCCTAGAATTTGTCTAATCCCTGCTCAATTGCGTTTCCCGAGATCAATATGCCGAACCCCTACAATGCTGCTACCCACGGATAGCGCCTGACCACTTGCGTCACGTCATCCGGCTTGAGTGCCACTAACGCGGTTCGGAGTTGTTCAATCAATTTGCCCTCCCGCTGTTTGTAGTCGCCTGGTTCCAGTTCGCCCATCGCGACATGGCCCAAGGCTGTCCGAAGCTGCATGATGCCGCCAACCAACAACACGGTTTCGTAGAGGCCCATCCCGAACTGCTCTTTCGTGCAGCCGTTGGTGGGTTGGGCCGACTCCGTATTGCGCCAAATGACTTTGCTGCTGCCGGGTTTAATCCAGCCACAGGTACAGACCGTCCCATGCACGTCTCGGTCACAGTCTGGGCAGTTCATGGGTTCGCCTCATAAAATGCTTGCGCGAAGCAACTTGGCGTCTTGGCATCTTCCGGCTTCGCATTCGGTTGAGAGGTTTTGTAGGTGCTCGGCTTGGTTCTCGAGCCAGGGCGAAGCATGGGAGGCGTGAAGTCACCCCACAAGGCCGTAGGCTTCACTGCCGCATCGCCATACTCGTGGTGCTTGAACACCCACGCAGGCTGTCCTAAATACCGGCGTAGCTTGTTCACCGGATTCTCAAGCGCCCACCAGTGAGGCTTGCATACCGTGATGATGCGCAGACAGGCATCCACCACAGAAAGAGCCGCTTTCAATTCGTCCTCGGTCGGTTCGTAGCGATTGCGCGCATAGGAAAACACGGTGCAGGGAGGCGCGGCCAAAATCCCATGCGGTCGGCCTAGATACCGCAACAACCGCACATCGTTCGGCAGATCGAACAACTTCACGTCATATCCTGCCTCGACATACGGCTTGGACCATGAACCCGTTCCGCCGCACAGGTCCAAGATGACACGGCCTCTCATCGTGCCACCTTCGCCGCAAACTTCACGGCATTACGGAGCCAGGTGCGAAATGAGGCTTGCCAATCCTTGGAGATCGTGCCGTTAGCGGTGTGATAGTCACGAAAAGCAGCAAGCTCCTTGTGCGGGTTGAGTCCATACCCTTGCGCCATCGCCTCGCCCCGTTCGTTAAAGACGAAATCATCCGAAATGGCCGACCCTCGGTTAACAACTTTTTTGGGGGGATGGACGTTCGGAAGAACGTCGGCAGGCTTCGTTGCCACTAATCCTATATCTTTCTTAAACTCTTCCGGAGTAGGAACGGAAAGGAACGGAGTAGGAGTAGGAACGGAGGGGGTCTCTATCCGCTCCTTTGCCGAACCCTGGGCGGGAACTGATGCATTCCCCTTTCGTTCCTGCCTTCTGTTGTATTTCGCCCAGTTACGTGCCCCAAGAATGACTGGAGAACCATCCGAGTCTGACTCAAGAACCACTAGCCAGTTCTTCTTAATCATTTCTTCGACCTGCCGCCGTACAGTCTTGGACTGCTGGCGGACCATCCTTGAGAGGTTCTCGAATGATCCTTCAGTCAGTCTCCAGCGATTCTCCGACCGATCTAGGAAGGCCAAAATCTGTAGCCAGGTTCGGAGAGAACGGTCCCCAAAGATCTCCGTAAAGACCCACAGCTCAGGGTCTTGGTTGATCTCTTGCGACACATGAAAGTATCGTTTAGGAACTGGCATCATTCCTCCTAGGCTACGTCCTCAGTGCCCAACGCCGCCTGTCCATTTGCCCAATCCACTGCCGCGTGAGCGGCCAGCCGGTGGTCCTCAATCTTGCCGTTCTTCGCAAACCACTCCAGGTAGTCCAGTGGGATCTCGTCAATCGGCTTGCCCTTATGTTCTTTGCCCATCCGCCAGATGAACGGCGCTGGTTCATTCGTGTCATGCACGGTTACGTCAACAGGTTCGCCTGCTAAGGCTTCGGCGGCATGCTGGAGCGATTGGGCAGCCTTTGAGATGGATTGCCCGCCCTGTGCCCATTCGGCCAGGGTACGGCCTGCCTGCTCGTCTAATGGGTTCGTGATGCTGATGACGGCCTTGTGCTGGGCCTCTAACTTGATAGGCTTCGGTACGCCTGGATGTTCAGGCGTCAGAAGAAACGAGGCGGTCAGTTCGTACAGCAAATTCTTTTCGCAAATAGGTATCCAATCGCTAAATCCGCTGGCGACCTTCTTAGGCTGTGTCTCCATCTTGCCGTCGCTCCCGCGCACGATCTCAATCTTCTGCTCGGCACGAAAACAGAGGATCAGGTGCGCCCGTACCTGCAACATGCTGGAGACAAACCGCTTATGCGCCGTCTTGGGCTTGATCCACGCGGCCATTTTGCAGGACTCGCGTTTCTTCCAATCGCCACCCGCCATGCGGTCTAGTTCCTCTTCGTGCCAGTCCAGCAGCCCGCCATCTCCCGCATGTTCATGCGAGCAGCTATCCACGACGATGACTGGGTAGTGAGCCTCGTCAGCCGCCTTGATGGCGTCCGCATAGGCATTAGGCCGAAAGGGTGGCTGCAGGTCGGCATGATCGAAAGCAAAGCGGTCGGCGTAGTGCTTCGCTCGTCCCGCCTCGGTGTCGATCACGGCGAAAGGCTTTCCTTGGGACATCCCTGCAGCCAGTCGCATGGCACTAAACGTTTTCCCGCTGCCAGATGGGCCAGCGATCCCGATAATCAAGCCCACATTTTCACGAACCGCTTTCCGAAAGGTGATGCTCATGAGTCCTCCTAAATGAAATCTTCGGCGTCAATATCTGGCAGGCAAGCGTCCCACTCGCCCTGTGCGTAAGCTGGCGCATCGACATAAGCGACACGCGATGGATAGCCAGGCCATTCATTCTTCCGAGTGCAGCCCTTCCACAGCGACATGGCGACACGCAGCTTGTCGTCAGCCAGGGTGAGCCAGGATGGGGCAAGGCTCACAATGGACAATGCGTAGGGTGGCTCCATCTCCTGAACTAAGAAGATGAAGGTGGTTTTCTTGGCAAGTTTCAGGGCCTTCACGCCGCGCAGGTTGATCGCCGCTTGCAAGTCGTAGCCGTAGCGCACCATCGACGTTTTGGCCCACACGGCAGGATGCGCGGTGCCTGCAGCAGTCTTATAGTCAAAGACCACGCGCCAATCCGGCGTGGCCTTGTCCGGTCGGCAGCGGAGCCAGATATCGGCTTCCTGCCAGATTAAGGTTTGCTCGGGGATGGCTGAGAAGAAGTCTGAGGAAATCTCACTGCTCGCAATGGTGCGCTGCGCTGAATCGACCATATCAACGACGGATTCATATTCAGCCTCAAGAATCGGCAACTTCCCATCGGCCCTTGCTTCGTCTCGCTGGTCCTTCGCTTCCTTCTTCCGCCAGTCATCAGCGCGAATCACCACAACCCTTGAATCGTCATCCTCCAGCAGTAACGCATGGGCAATCGTCCCAAGATCCAACCGGCTGCTTTCTTCCCGTTCTTGCTGTGGTGACAATCGCGGGTGCGCCTTGAACGCATGGGCCGGTGTCGCCGTCAGCAAGCAATTCGCAATACTGGCGTTTAGCGACGGCTCTACAACTGGGTCGTTGATGTAGTCGGATAACGGAATGTTGTGCACGCCTTCCCTCAACATGCCATCCACCCCATCGCAGACGCCTGCGCATTAATCGACTCGGTACAGCTTTCGCAGTGCCAGTTGCCTTTGCGTCGGCCTAATCCCCTGAATGGTTGGTGACACTTCCAGCAGGGATACACGCTGCGCTTCGTCTTGACCATAACTTCGCCTAAGAGCTCCTGCGTCTTGTTCGTCTGATACTTAATCGGCAAACAGGCCAGCGCTAGCGCCCGATTCCAGGTGCCAAATTTGCGCGTAATCATGCCCTCTGAGTACTTGCCGTGCTTCCGGTACAGATCCACACCGATCTCCATTTGCATCGCATAGACGCGCTTCAAGTCAGCCAGGAAATCCTCTGGCGTGGTCCCCATGGGCGTCCGCTTGCTGACCTTGCGCTTGGCCTGTGGCATATTCTCTCCGGTCATATTCATAGGTTCAGTACCTCCTGCCTCAAACGGTTCACTGCGATCTCGCAATACTTCTCTTCGATCTCGATTCCGATAGCTTTTCTGCCTAGATCCTTAGCCGCCCGTAGCGTGGTGCCTGAGCCCATGAAGGGGTCGAGGATGGTGCCATTTGTGCGCGATTCCTCGATGGCCCACTTGATAAGCTCCAGCGGCTTTTCAGTAGGGTGCCCGTGAGCATGAACGCCTACAGGCCATGAAAAGCGACGTACAGGCCGGTCCAGATTCGTCCACGCTAGTTCGCAGGCGGCAGTAGTATTGACGGCGTTCTGTTTGTCCCAGACAAGCCAGCAGCGCGAAGGCGAGAGGCCAAAATAGTTGCCGCCCCACAGAATTGAGACGGTGGCCTTCCCTACTATTGTGGCTATGGTTGCCGGTTCTGGCAGAACGTCCCACCGCCGCATGTCCTCATACTTTTCTGACATCCCCCACGTCCCGCCCTGCATTAGCTGCCCAATCCCATACGGCGGATCAGTCAGCACCAAATCCACCGGCTCAAGGTGCGGTAGAATCTCGCGGCAATCGCCGTGATAAATGGTGATGCCGTTCTCCTCGTAGTAGGGTTTCAGCAGGCTCATGCTAAGGCTTCCTCCCGCCGCCACTTCATCAGCGCTACGCTATAGCGCCAGGTGAGAATGATGCAGATGGGCAGTAACCCGTAGGCTTGCTTTTCATAGATCATGAAGTAGCCCCAGAAGGCTTGATTCACTAACCCTAGGCCCCATCCCTGCCAATGTCTCCGTGCAATCAGTTCCATGCTGGTGATTGTGATGATCGAAATGAGCCAGTCCATCTAACCTCCGTACAAATCTGTGCGCCATCGCATAGCCTGCCCGTTTCGCCGTGCCAATCCGCCGACTGTGCTTCTCGGCTTGTTCGCTAGGCCGACGGATTGGGTTATCGACCATCAGCCGAATGCGCGGGCTGGTCCAGTACTTCATGGGTGACCTCATGAGTGGGCTGCGTGGGTGGCTCGTCTTGTGGTTCGATGGTGGCGACCCAGTCGGCAATGCGTTCGCGGGTCCAGAGGTGGGCATCGTTCAGCTCGACAATAATGTCATGCACTGGAGCCTGCACATGACTGTTGACAGGATGAACGGACATGCTGTAGCGAAAATCACTCCAAATCTCGCGCTTGAACCAAAATTCATTCATTTTGTCACTGCCTAATACGTGAAGCCTCTTCCATTCATCGAGATGGCCTGCCGCTTCAAGTGCGGCACCAAGAGCGCATGTGCCCGCCTTCCCAAGAATGCAATAACGGCCTTGCGGCCTCAGCATCGCCCCCAATCGAATCGCCTCACTCAGTTTCATAACCCCCTCCTATTCATCCAGACCGTTCCATACTTCGCCTCTCGCGTATCCACTTCCCGTCGATACCAGGCCGCCCCACCCGCGCACAGCAGGCCCATGAGCAGGCTCAAGGCCACCCACTCTGCGCCGGTCATATGCCTAACCCCGCCAGGAATCGCTCAATCGGTTCGGCGTAGTGGGCAATCAGCACCGCCGCCAGCAGCGCAATCAGCACCACCGCCACTTCAAAGACTGGCGCGGGGTTGGTAATCACAAATTGTTTCACCCGCTGCTCTGCCGTCATCTTGTCCGCTAAGGTTTCGGGGCTATAGTCGGGAGCCATGATGAGAACTCCTTTCATTCGTGCCAGAATTTGTACCGATCCCGTTCCGCTTGATCGGCGGCGGCTTTCTCGTCAATGTCCTTCTGCCGTGCCGCCGCCCGTCGCTTCTCTTCGCAGCTCAAGCAATATGCCCATCCGCTAAGCTCCACATGACGGCGGTATATCCATTGCACCGTTCGCAGGCTTCCATAGGGCCTCCGTGTTACTTCGCCACCATCCCAATCGCGAAAATCGCCAACAGCACGTACAACAGAATGCCCGCCACAATGAGGGTATTTGGGTCCTGTAATGGCTTAGGCATGGGTGGCCTCCAAGGGAGGGAGGGTGAGGCCGAAGCGTTTGGCTGCCTCGGCAAATTCATCTTCCCAATCTTCGACCTGATCAAAATCATGAATGAGCTGCATGGACCGGAGAAGGTCAGGGCTGATCGGATAGAGCGCCGGAACCTTCTCCTGGATCTCAATAACGGCAAGGCCTTCCAGCTCTCGCGAATACTGGTCTTCAGGGATGAGGCACCCCACCGCGCACATCAGTCCATCAGGCCCGTAGTAACGACACGTTGACCGATTAACTTCTTGTGACCGCTTCCCCTGCTTCCGCAAATGCCGCACCATCGTGTCAAACGCCTCTTGGTTGGTCATGATTTGGCAGGCTCCTTTATGTCCTTCAGAATTTGGTGGATGGTCATGTGTTCCTTGAGGACTTGGCAGGCTTGCGGAATGCTCATCCCCATGGCCCAGGCGTAGGGGTGAGCCAATCGGCCCACCATGGCCCAGAGCTGGTCTGGTGTGGCCGGTTGCCGCGACAGCTCCGCCAGCCAGAACCCCGCTTGGTGCAACCAATGGACGGTCGCCCCAGTGGTCAGCGGGCAGGACTTCTCCAGGTCAAGGCAGGCGTGGGTAGCGAGGCGGGTCTGTAATGAGAGATCCATGATGCCTCCTATGTGGTTTTGGGTTTGGTGCGCTTGGATTCTGATTGCATCGCCTGTTCGATTAACCGGCGAATGATGACGACCTCCGAGGATTGCCCATCCTCCTTGGCTTTCCGCTTCAGCCAATTCTTTTGGTCGGTAAAGAAGCGGTAGGAACTCGGCGGCTCTAATCTGTCCATATGCACCCTCCGTTATGCTGACGTAGGGGAATGTAGCTTAAAGTAGCATACTTTAGCAAGAGAGATTTCTACTTTATTGTGGCCCTAGGCAATATACGTAGTTATAGAGACTAGTGAAACGCGTGAAACGGCTGTGCTAGAGTGGCGAATCGATAACCGGAGGATGGGCTATGAAGATTGTGGCGGTCCTACTGTGCGGGCTGTTAACGTCTGGCTGCGCGACCTATGCGATGAACAGGAACATGAAGAGTTACGAAGGCAAGCACCGCGATGTCTTGATAAGGAAGTGGGGGCCTCCAACTCAGGAGGCGGCATTAAGTGATGGCGGGAAAAGCCTGGTGTATATCAGCCATGTTTCGTCGTACTCTGGCCCATCGCCGATGAACCCATACGCTGCCAATCAGGGCAGATCAGGAACCTGCCGCATGATCTTCAATACGGACAAGCACGACATCATTCAGTCATGGGCCTACTATGGGTGCTGATCTCCAAATGCGTTCATTACTATCGGTTGTGTCCCGCTAGGAAATCCCCTAGTTCTTCAAAAGGTTGTTGACAGAAATAGGCTAACGTATGCTAAGCTACAGCATGCTACATGAGGCTACAGCATAACGTGAGCAGGAAGGGGGGTGAGAATGGAGATGCCAAGCTTGACAGGTAAGCGAGTCCACATCGGTACGTATGTGCCGCCGAAGGTCTTGAAGAAGATCGAGGAAGCGCGGTCAGCGCAGCGCCGCATGTCTCGCAGCCATTGGCTGGAGGATGCGATTCTCGAAAAGTTGGAGCGCGACACTTCGGCGTCGTCTTTCAGTGAGCCAACGCAGAGCCCTCGCGGTCATCACAAGACCGTCTGACGTTGGCATGTAGTCGAGGATGCGGCATGGATGTTGTACGTAGTAGGAAATATGACTTGACTGGAACCATGAATACCCCCCCTTTTGAGACTAGGTAAATGACGGGATACGTAAGGAGCGTAGAAATGAGTGGCGACCGTGTGGAACAGTGCGCGGCCAGGAGGGACACGCTATGACAAGTTTTAGTACCGTGCAAGATTTGCTCACTGCATTTGACACGCTGCACGTCTCACAGCTCCGCGATTCCCGCCCGCTCCGCTGTCGTCTACGCAAATACTTCGGCCCCCTGCTCCCCCTGCCGCTAGAATCGCTGAGTGTACCTGTCGTCTTGGGATGGGTCAACGGCATTCGTCAGCACAGCACCACCCAGGCGGATGGCTGCTTGTCCGCGCTGCGCACCATGCTGAACAAGGCCATTGAATGGGACATGTATAAGGGCCAGAACGTGGCCCAATTGATTAAGCGGAAACGCCCTGCCAGGCGCAAGCGGTACGTGATGGAGGGCGAAAATCCTGGGCTCGTCACAGAGATTGAGCGCGAACCGCTGATGCTGAAAATCTATTTCTACCTGATGTACTTCGCTGGCCCGAGGCCGTCAGAGCTGCAGCGCACCACGATTGATCAGATCAAGCTGTTTCCCGATGGCGCGAAGGTGTCTGGTGTGTGGATCAAGCCGGAAACCAAAAACGGCGATGTGCAACAATTGCCCATTCCTTCGTATGTCTGCAATCTGCTGGTCGAATATCTCGCCACGCTCCCCCCGACACAAACGCAATTATTTGTCAATGACAAGGGGCGCGTGCCGTCATTCGGCTGGTTTCACAAGCAATGGGTGGAGGTCAGGCGGCGGGCAGGCTTACGAGATGTGCAGCAGCGGGACTTGCGCCGGACCTGTGCGACCAACTTGACACCGTACCTGGATCTCATTAGCATTTCCAAGGGCGTGTTGAACCACCGCGACTTGAACACCACGCAAATCTATGTGCAGCCGATCAATCAACGGATTGCGGACGCCATGGATGCGCTAGTGTTGAAGTCGCGCAGTCATCTACCACAAGGAGGGAATCATGATCGCACGATTACTGATCGCAGCCGTCTTGTTTGTCCTGATGAGCAGCGCCCCAGCGCTGGCCCAGTACACGAAATGCCGATTTGAAGGCGGGAAAACGATCTGCTGCGATAACTATGGGCTGTGTACTTAGCCGCGCTCTGAGCGGATGGGTTCTGGACGGGCGAATGGAGAGGCCTTCCCTGGTCGGTCGTCTAACTCTTCGCGCCCGTCAGACTCATAGCACATAAAATTGAGCAAGTAGAACGTGCAGGCCGCGAGGTGGTGGCACTTAGACTCTTGATCATACTTCTCGCCCTTCCACCACCACGCAAACCAATGCCGCATCATCGCCCCGGCGCATCGGCTAAAGGCAAGCCCCTTTCGCCAGTTCCACGCCTCATACTTTTCACATCCGAAGGTATAGACCTTCGCGACCTCTTCTAGCGCCCCGACCGGCAAGAGATCCCAACGCACTTTCCCAGTATCAAATTTGAGGCCACTATCTGACATACGCCCGCTCCTTATATCGAATACAGGATCAAAACACGCTTGTTGATATGTTTAACGAGATCAGACCGCAATATTCACGCCCCGCTCATCCTTGTCCCGTACCAGCACCTTGCTTGACCTGAACCATCCGCCGCATTCTTGACAATGGAATCTCACATAGGTTTGCGAGATAGCGACTTGCACGCCTCGCCGCTGCACGTTCTTACTCTCACACTTCGGACAGGCCAGCCCACAGACTTGCATGGGCGGGTGCCGGTTGATCCATGGCCTGAGCCGTTCGTACAGGGGCTCCATAATCACCACGTCGTTGCGGTTGTACTCGCCCATCTTCTGCCAGCAGGACCGATCCCCTTTCATGCAGCCGACCCACAACTTAAACCCTTCATGGTGCATCTTGCCCTGGAGCCCGAGGGCTTGCGTGATATAGGCCAGTTTGTTGGACTCAAAGCGAAACGTGCGGCGCACCACTTGGTAGAGGTCGATCTGTTTGTAGGGACTCGGCGGCGTAAGTCCATGCTTGATAAATTCGCGGTTGAGTACCGGCACATCAAACTTCTTGCCGTTGAAGTGAATGACAATGTCGGCGTCATCGAGTAGCGCATGGATGGGCTTGAGCACGTCTTGCGCCGATTTCTTTTCAGCCGAGGCAAAGTGAATCTTCGGCTTGCCATACCACTTGGCGGACCAGCAGAGGATGTATGAAGATTCTTCTAAGTGATCGTGGGAGATGTGCTGGTCAAACAATCCCCAGACGTAGGCTAAATTCGGAGCCGTCTCAATGTCCAAGAAAAGGATTTTCAAAGGCACCTATGGGTGTGGGGAGGCAGGATTAGCCACCTGCTTACGTTCCTTGGCCTGGTGATGAATCAGGCCTCAGTAGCCCCCGCTTACGACGCCCGCATCAACAGGGCTGTGCAGCACGCTCAGGGTTCATGTCCTAGTCCACGATGCTCCCCACGCGGCGCACTATGTGAACGGATTGCGGAAATGTCAAGGAGGGGCGGTCATGAACCACATGGGCCGACGTAGGCATTCTCAATGATCGCGCCTAGCCCGCCCTGCAGCTCGCCGAATTGATTCATGTAGAAGGCGGCTCGACTCACCGTATCTTCCAGAAAGTACGGCCTGCCGTAGAAGGATTGCCCGTTATTCGCCACGCATTCACGCTGCCAGGTGCGCCACAGATGGACCTTGCCCGCCTTATCCTCACAGCGCCAGGACTGGACTAAGTAATCCTGCCCGCCCACACGCATGACATCGGCTTTGAGCGCATCGCAGCCTGTGGACATATTGAGGAAGAGGGCGGCCATGATGGTGAGCAAGTCCACTACTTTTCGGGCTCAATCTCAATCTTGAGCGTCAGGCAGCGACGAAGTTGAACGGCGCGTATGTCAGGGTGGATGACAAGCTCAGCGTCGTTTACGCATTGTACCTGCGCTGCCATCAGCAATTGTTGATGCTCCCTCGCTCTCGCTTGCAGCTCCCCGTACATAAACCCATATTGAAAGAGGATCGAAATAGCAAGAGCCCATCGTATAACCTGATCGGAGTTCATATTGTTGATGTCGGGAAGAGGCCAGTTCATTTGGTCAGCCTTTCAATGGTCGCGTGCTTGGCTGCGCTGCCAGCTGAACTCCCGAAGTAATACGCAATAATGCCGGTCCAGGCTGTCCCGAGGCTCCCCAGCATCACAAACAGCACTTCCCGCTCAGCCTGCGGCACCTCAAAGTTGAGCATGTAGAAGAGCACGCCGAAGAACCCTGCCGTAATGCTGTAGGCGAGAATGGCGGGCGTCTTGTCCTTGATCGCGACTTCTCGTTGCCGTGCGCTGTCTCGGTCGGCGGCATCGATCTGCAGCAGCTTAAAGCCTTCTTCCATCGCTTTCGCGATAGCACCTTTCCTAATCTTTTCCGCCTCTAGGTCCAGCTCTGCTGCTTTGGCCGGGTCAATATGCCACGTGTCAATCGCGAGCTTCTTGAATTTGTCAAGCGCATCACCGATCCCACTTCCGAAGATGCTCGCCATTTTATCCCACATACTACCCCTCTCCCTTCATCATGACGGCCAGTTCCACCGCCCTGCTTTTCACCTGTGCCGCCCAATGGCTGTCGATCATCTGACAGGCCGCTTCCACCCAATCCTCTTTCTCAATCGCCGCAATCATGCGCTTAAACTTCTTGAAGCCGTCTAGCCCGAGGTTGAACACCATAGAGGCGACGACGTTTTGCCGCGTCTCGTTCAGGTCGGCAAACCAGGGGAACTCATGCCAGCAGTCATAGAGCACGCGCTTAATGTCGTTGTTGAGCAGGTACAGCATTTCCTCTTCCGTCAGCCCGACATCTTCCAGATTGCGCCCAATGCCGATGGTGGCAACCCCTTCCGAGTCATAGTAGAGCTTCGCCTTTTTGCCCTCGTGCTTAATCAGCAAGTCTTTCAGCATCATGGCTAATACTCCTGCTTAAAGGGGGTCGGCATGGACATGGACGGTCGGCGCTGAATCGGCCCAGGCTGTGCGGCTGACGCCGTCGCTGCGCCGGTCAAGGAAGTCATCACGCTTTGCAGCGTGGCCCCTGGTTGGCGTAGCAAGTTGGCGAGCTCGGCCCTGCCGGTTTCTGTGCGTAAGGCGATGTTCAGCACACGGCCAAATGAGGCCATGGTGGGAATAGCCGCACCAATCGCTGCGCCTGCTGTCGCCAAGACAGGATCGCCAGCTAACCCTCCAGCCGTGCCGCCTGCCCCGGCTGCGCTGGCCCGTTGCCACGCCCGCATGGACCCGGCGTTGACTCCTGCTCCTGGCTGGAGAGCTGGTAGCTTGTTCAGGAGCGTGAAAATGGATTCAATCTGATCCTTTTCCGCCGGGGTGAATGCAGGGTTGCGTTCGCCCTTCGTGCCGTTCCAGAAGGGGTTATTCTTGAGGTCACGTAAGACCGCTGCCGCGTTGAACTGCGTATTATCGCCTTGGCCTCTCAGAATCTTGTCAGCCTTGCCGACAGACTCTTCGATCTCATCCAGCACGGCTTGGCGCTTCACATACTGACGGGCCAGCAGGAGGTCTTGGGCGGCCATGGCATTACGGGCATTAGATCGAACGCCGAAGCGTATAGTGCCAATATCTTCCGGTGGGCCTTCCAGCCTGAGCCGGTCCGCATTGCCAGCGTCACTGGCCGACACACGCGGGTCTGGGCGTTTCGGCGCGGGGATGATCTCATCGGCTGAGCGCAACCCAGGCGTTCCGCCTTGCTGAAACGGCACCGGCTGAGTCGGTTGCATTTTGGGCAGATTCACTTCCGTGCTCGGGACATTGGGTTGCAATGGCGTCGGGCTGCCCATGCCGCGATTGACTGGGCCTTGCGACCGCATGGGCTGGAGGTCCGCCCCCGGGTATTCTTCATAGACTGACGGCTGGATGGCTTCCGCGTCCTCCGCTCCTGCCCGTCCGCGTCCTGGCGTAAACCGTGCGGTGACTCTCGGCGGTCCAGGGATAGACTCTCGATCCAGCGCCGAGGCTAAGGCCGCATAGACATCTTTGACGGCCCCTTGCTCCACCTTATTCAGTGTACGGCCTTCTGCCGTTCTAAGTGCGGCCCCAAGGTCGCGCAGCTCCGTCTGATAATTGCGCGGGTCCAGTTCGCCATTATTCCGTGCCAGCCGATCACGCAAATTTTGCAAGATGCCGATGGTTCGACCATACAAGGCTTCTCCATTGGCTCCTCGGCCAAGGTTGCTAATCGAGCGGTCAATCGTTGCCAACGTATCGCCAGTGTGGAACCGTGCGCCAGATTCATAGGCTCGCTGAAAGAGTGACTCGGCCTCCGGTGCGGCCAGTCTTGACAATTGCAAACGGGCTTCTGGCGCGGCGATTCGGTTCAAAAACTCCGCCCCCTTGGTCGTCGGTGGGGCTAGCTCCATGCCTGGACGCATGAGCCCGCCGAGTAAACGTGTGCCGCCTGGGATCGCCCCTTGCAGCAGGATTTGATTCGTGGAGGGTTCGGTGATGCCCAGCTTTTGGTTGAGTGCTTCGCCGGCAGCCCCGCCAAGCGATTCCAGTCCAATGGTGGTCGGCAATGCGGCTGGACCGGTAAACGGCGCGGTGGCTAACCCAATCCCAGTGCCTAAGAGCTGCCCAGCAATTGGCAGGGCGGATTGTTTCGCGGCGGTCGCGACGGCTCCAGGAATGTCTTTCACGGGGATGCCCTGCGCGGCCCGTAACTTCTCGGGATCAAAGTTACTGTCCTGCGTTTCCTGTTCCAGTGTGCGAGCGGTGCCCTGCGCGGCCTTGAGCTTATTTGGATCAAACGGCATTAGTTGACCTTGTGCCCTTCAATCACCAACTGGTTATAGATATCGGCTTCCTTCATGCCCTGCTTTTCGAGCTGGTTGTAGCGCTCCGCTGCTGACTGCTTCGGCGCACCCTTCGGCAATCCGGCTTCCATCTTCTTCGCCAGGTCTCGGCGGTTCGTGGTGGCAAGGGTGACGATATCGCCAATCTTGGTGCGGGCGTACTTGTCGCCCTCCATCAGCTTGGCCTCAAAATTCTCAGGGCTCCATTCCTTGCCTTGCGGCAGGAACCCAAAGATAATCGCGCTTTCATTGGCCGTCAGGTTTTTACCCGCCGTATCAAACGCGGCCACGCCTTCACGGTTCAGCACCGCATCAAACAAGGCAAACCGTGGGTTCGCTTTCGCAATCTGCGCCATGCGGGTAATGGGCAAGGTCAGATAGCCGACAAACTCGCGGCGCTCTGCTGGAGTGAATTCACTCTTCAAGCGTTCCGTCACGTTGGCGACTTGCTGCAAGCCGACCAGCTTTTCCTTCTCCGTGGCATCGAGGCCGCCAAGATTGAATTGGTTGAGCAGGTTGCGAGCATGGACAGAGACTTCCTGATCTGCCGAGTCTTTAATGGCCTGCTCCACTTGTGCGGGGGTCGCATCCTTCAGGAACAGCTTGCCGGTCTTTGACGCCAAGAAATCTCGCGTCCGCTGGCTGCCCGCTTGCAGGGATTCCTTGAACTGGATAGCGCTCTTTTCGTCGTCCACCTTTTCTGTTCGTGTCGCATTGCGAGCCAGGTCGATATTCTCAGGAGTTGGCTGCAGATTCTTTGCAGCCAGGTAATCGGTAATGGGCTGAGACAGCTTATCCTTACTTTCCGTCTTGCCCTTCAATGCCTGCATCAATGGCGCGGCTGGTAACGGCACTCGGCCCGATGGCCTGCCTCCCGCAAAGATGTCTGACAACTCTTGCTGCTGTGGTGCGTTCAGCAATTGGGCTTCAGGATGGTAGGGCACCAGCCCGCCAGTGGCCCCAGGGACGAGATGGCCCTTGTTTCTCGAATCCAGCATAGCCGCCGCATTTAATCGCTCCCGGTCACTGTAGGGCCGGGGTGCTGGCATCGCTTGCGGGGCGCGGGCCATTGGCGAGGCAATCGGCTCGGCCCTGATAGGCTGAGGAATTAGCTCAGCTTGTGGAGTCGGCGGGATAGGCCGCCCCTGGTAATCGAACTGCTGGCCCTGTGCGCCTAACGGGACAGGCGTGGTCATGGCCGCATCCGGCGTCATGAACCGTCCACCGTCAGACAGCGGTTGCGACATGGCATTGTCTGGGGGCGCAATCTGCGGCATGGCGGCAGCGTTCGCGCTCGATGCCCCCATCGGCAGGCCTGCCATTGCGGGGTCTCCGCCCATTGTGGGCGCAGGCTGTAACGTGTTGCTCATCTGCCCGAATGGCTGCGGCTGGGCACCGCCAAAGGTGGCGTCAATGGCCGGGTCTTGCCCTGTCCCAGTGGGGGCCAGCCGCATTTGTGCTTGCTTGTGCAGTTGATCGACGGCCTTCAGCTTCACCATTTCATTGACAAATGGTTCAAGCTGCTGCTGCTTGATTTGTAGCGCCTTCAGGTTTTTGACCTTGTCGGTCTCCACGCCAAAAACGTTCAGCGCCTTATCGAGAAAGCCGGGGGTTAGCTCGTCACGCGACGGCCATTTCCCAGTGCCAGGAGCGACACCAAGGGCGCGATAAACCGCGCCGGGGTCTAAGTCGCCTGGGTTCTCAGACTTGAACCATTCTTCAAAGCTGTGTCGCTGGTTCGGGTCAAATGTCTCAGCCATTGCGCTCCTTACCCCCTAATGCCCGCTGCGATGCCGTCTAACCCGCCGCCTCCCAGCCCAGCCGATGCGCCCTTGGCTAGACTGCTACCAAGCCCCTTCCCGAAGCTATCCATGAACGCGCTTCCCCCCACATACCCCAGCCCTGGAGCCGTCTGTTGTCCGCTGGTTGTCTGTCCTAATCCACTAATCAACGCTTGCAGCGGCGTCATGGCATTGGCTTGTCGCTGGGCAAAGATTTGTTCTGGAATGAGCATTTGGTTTTGTAGGTTCTGGCTAATCATCGGCAGCAAGGTTGCGCCCATGTTGGTGATGGCCGAGCCCACAATGCCCGGCGTATTGTTCATGCTGAACTGCCCGCGTAACGCGCCCCCGGCTGACGCCTTCGCAAACATATTGTTCGCAAACGCATTGGCTGCCCCTTCCTGCTCCTTGAACAGCCCGGGGATACTGGAGGACATGTTGAACTGCGGCAGCGCACTATCCAGGCGGGCCTTCGCGCTATCGAACAGGTCATGTGCCCCATAGACGCCGGTCTTGGACGCGACTTTCTTATCATCGCCCAGAAAACCGCTATTGGATTCCGACTTACTGCCACCGCCACCGAAGAAATCAAACATGCCCATGGGAGGCCTCCTAATACTTAACGATCACATTCACCACAAGAAACGGCTGGACAGTGTTGTGAGGATCAACGGCATCGGCACTTTGCAGAGCGGTGGAAACACTGCCGCTTGGCACACTGTCGTAGGCGTTGGAAATCGTGGTCCCTGCGCCGGTTGCATCGGTTGCCGTGGGCACCGTATGCGCGTGGGCCTGGACGCCGCTTTCGTCGCCGGTCAAGAGGTGCGTTTCTTCGCCGCCCCATGTGCCGAGACTGCGAGCGGTGAGCGCCGACCCTCCGCTAATCACGCCGCTGCCGCTTTCGCCTGATCGTGCCCCCGTTCCGGCTCCCATCGGGATACGCCCGCGCAAGTCAGGGAGGTTAAAGGTCGTGGTGCCGTTCCCGGTGCCGTAGGTCGTGCCAATCGCCGTGAAGAGGGCCGCGTAGGTCGTACGGCTCACGGCTGACCCATCGCAAAACAACCAGCCTGTTGGGGCAGAGGCGCCAAAGAACAGGGATGCCGCGCCCACCGGGATAATGATGCCATCCCCACCAACCTGGACGGCCAAGCGAGCCGCTAAGCTGCTCAGCGATCCTGGCAGGGCAGACCCTGACCCTAGGGCGGCCTCAATCTGTAAGATTGCCGAGGCCAAGCCGTTGACGTGTTGGGCACGGTACAGACTTTCGAGCGGGACCTGACTCGTCCACGTATCGGTGCCGCCGGTAATATAGGTCGAATTCGCTTCAGCCAGATTCGCCATGCTAGCCTTTCACCTGATTCTTAAATGCCTTCAGCCGCGTTTGGATGGTGTCCATCACGAACGGCCCTCCAGTCCACGTAATGCGGACAGAGGGGCGCGTGACGCGGCATTCCACCGCCGCTTCATACCGATAGGGCACGTCCTGCTTTTGAATCTTGAGGTACGGGCGGATGCTGTAGACCCGAAACGGCTGCGCGGTGTCCCGGTCAGTGCTGAATGTAACCTTGACGCTGACGCGGTGCGGGGTCGCCGTCGTAACCACTTGCGTCGTAACTTCGCTTTGGTTGCAGGGGTCGATCTGCCAGAGCCACAGCACGTTACTGGAGTCTCGAAACGCGGCAAACTTTTCGCCCTCTGCAATCGTGGCGTTGTCGGTAAGGGACACGATCCCATCATTGTCAATAGAAGGCCGCCAATAGCCGCCGTCTTGATCGAGTAACGGCGGGGCAATAATGGGGCGCGGGACCAACGAACGGGTAAAGCTAACAATTGCTAATGTCATTAGGGCTCCGGAGTAATACTAGGAATCCAATACGCCCCGTCAGGGCTCTGCAAACACCAATCCGTGGTGTAGTTACTCGCGTTGTTTGCGGCCCGATCCACCAGCGCGAACCGTTCCCGCAACTGCATGACGAGGTCTGAATACGTGCCGCCATCGTCATACGTGCCGCCGTCATCGTAATAATGCAGGGCCATTAGTCGGACACCGCCTGGAGCGGAATGTTTTGCGCAATGATGCCAGGCAAGTCGTACACATCGATGGAGGCCACGGCCTCATCTTGGCTAATATCCATATGCACGCCGCGCAAGTACTTTTGGCGCGAGGGGATCCCGAAATCTTCGTACATCGTTTGATAGACGCCGGTGATGTCGTGGTCATCGAGCCCCACGGCATCCACAAAGACATTCGGCACATTGAGTTGATACACGAAGGCCCCTTCCTCACTGTTGCCTTCCCCGCCATAGAGCGCATTGTCGCCGTTGGCATTTTCCACCCAGACGCAGCCGACCGATTGCCCATCCATGGGGCCGTACCAGACCGGCTCCCCGTTCGTCAGGAGAAATGCCCGGATGTCCATCCAGAATTGCGTGGTGGCGAAGGTATCGGTACCAACCGGAATGCCGAGGTACAGCTTGCGGTCGTGGTAGGCCATCCACACTTGATTGAGCGCGGCGGTGTTCGTGGCATCACACCCAGGCACGTCACCAGTCGCTTTAATCTTGTCGCCCACGTAGCGGCCAGTGAGCTGGCCTTCAGGCAGGAAGTAGACATTCAAATCGGTGGTAAACCAGAAGATGCCCACCCCTGGAACCGTACAGACTGACTTGGGGCTGGCCGTCCCAACATTGGGGTCAAGCAATTGAATAGACCCGTTTTCACCCTCTGAGGCCGTCACGTCCGTGACATCGGCCCCGAAATTTGTGCCGGAGACCAGGTAGTAGGCGTTCGACTGAAAGGCCAGCGCCCCAGGGTAGAGCGTATCCGTTCCGCGTACCGTGAAGGGGTGCAGGACCGTAAACAACCCCGGCTTGATAGGCCGCAAGGTGGCCCAGCTTGAGTCATTGGACCAGACGCTGTCGCTGCGCGGGTCGGTGCGTTCGATGCCGTTGACCGTGATCGCCATGAGCCGGTCTAGAACAGGCACCACTGGCCCGCGTGCGGCGGGAATGGCGGTGCCGGTGACGGTCGAAAAGGCCGACCCGTCATACTTCCTCAGCGTGTCCGTGTTGTTACTGATGTAGGCGCAATCCGTAATCGGCCAGGTCGCAAAGAAGGTCTCCAGATCATCGGTCATGCCCGAGGTCAGCGCCGTCACGGTCCCTGCATCGCTGATGGTAGAAATCTTCGTGTTGTAGGCGATCAGGCGCTTGCTGGTTGGGGAGCCGCCGCCGTAATAAAACTTATGCCCGCCACGAATGCGGTACGCGCCAATCGAGGACCCATTGAGGCGCGTCGAGCCGTTCCGCCCACGCAAGCCGCCTTCCATAATGCAGTTTTGCATGATGACGGCTTCACCCTGCATCAAGTCTTGGTTGGCCTTATACAAATTGATCCCTAAGACAGGGTCCTTGTATTCGCACCGCTCTTTGCCATCGGTGCCGGTCCCGCTGATGCGTCCGCGTAATGCCATTAGACGTTCGATCCTCCGTCGATCCGGAAGCGCTGGCCGCCTGCGTAGAGAATCAAATTTCTGTCGCCTGCCCCCGCATCTTCGATGTAGAGCGTGCCATTCATGCTGGAGGCTGCTGATGGAAGATCCGCCGTCGCCAAGATGGGATGGCGTGCCACTTCTGATAAGACCGTGCCAGTCGGCACGTCATAATCAGCCGTCCGATTCGACCGCATTTTGTTGTGGTGGTAGGTGTTGCCGGTATTGCCTGAGCTGCCAACCGACAGCCCATATTTTTGAAAGTTGGATACGTTCGACACGGTCAGCGTGTTGTACGCAAAGAGGTTCCCGGTATTGTCCTGATTGAGGCGAATGCCCGCGCTGCTATCCCCGTCTGCGCCGTTACTGTCCGCATCGTTATCCCGTATCGTGTTCCCGATCCATTCACAGTTCGTCATCTTGTTGGTACGCACACCCGTTTCAGCGGCTCCCGTAATGCGGTTGCCCTGGAAGAGACATTCCGTGACCCAGTCCGCCCGAATGCCCGTCCTTCCAGCACCAGACAAGCGATTGCCCACCAACGTGCAGCCCGTTGCCGCTGACACCGTATCGCTCTGGAAGAACGACACGTTATCGCGTAACTGTCCGCTAATCCGGTTGCCGGTGAAGGTGGCGCCAGAGAGAGACCCTGTCGAGTTGTCGTTAATCAGGAGGCCGTCACGCCAGCCCACAATGACGTTTTGGCTAACCGTGTGATCGCTCTGCGAGCCTGCAATGGTAATCGCCCCAGATGTGCCGCTGGCCGTATTGATAAAGGTATTTTCTGAAATGATATTGCGAGCCGACGACCCGCCAGACGGGCCGAAGTACAGCCCATGCTCGCCATAGGCCGACCCGTCATTGTCAAAGACGTTATGGACAAACGTGCCGTCTGTGATGAAGTTGCCGGAGATCCCACACGTCGAGGCGGCTGCCAAATAGCAGTGATGGATATGAGGGTACTGAATCGCGGTGGCGGTGGCATCAGGGTTAAAGTAAATCAGGCCACGCCCTAACGTGCTGAGTGCCCCCGTACTTTGCAGCTTCAGGTGGTCGATTTCGAGGCCGTCCGATCCAGCCGTAATGCTAAACACCCCGAGGTTGGCCGTATCGTTTTGAATCCGCGACCCTCGCCCAGCCCCAAAGAATCTAAAATTGGTGCGCAGTGGGACATCGAGCGTCGAAAGGATTTTGTAGTAGCTTGAGGTCGCCGGGAAAAACAACGCGCTCCCGTTTGGCAATGCGGTCATGATGAGCATCAGCTTTGCGCGGTCATTCGTGGACCCGTCCGCCATTGCCCCCATCCATCGCGCACTGGCCGTACCTGGTTTCGCAAACGTGATCGTGCCGCTTGACCCATCGAGAATATATTGCGTTGGGTCTGCCGTGATCGTGTCAGGGCTGTAGAGTGTCAGGGTGACGGCAGCGGCAGGCGTGAGCTTTCCAGCCCCGAGAAAGAGCCAATGGATGTTCTGGTAGCTTGTCAGGTCGGTATTCGCATTGACGGCGGTATTTTCTGTGACCACAATGGTCGTATGGGTCACGGTGCCGATATTGGCTAAGGCGGCGTTTATGGTGCCGTGCTTCCAGAGCGTGTCCACGTTCTGCTGATACTGGCGGACATCCTCCAGCCACTTATTCGCCACGATCTGAACGGAATCGGTATCGCAAAGAGTGCGGACTGTCATTAGCGATACCCTTCCGACTGCGTCATAGTGTAGTTGTGCGTGGCGTACTTCTTCAGCATGAGTTCCCAAATCTGTAGCGCTTGGGCGTATCGGTCATCGTCATACCGCTGCATCGCTTCGACCTTAGTACCTTGCATCCAGAGCGTGCGCCGTTCCCGCAAATGCTTCACAAACAGCGTGCCCGTTTCGTCCAAGAGCGTTAGATTGGGCCGATAGGTCATGACGCAGGCGTAGCGGTTATGATTCGGTGCCGGGAAGATGCGATAGGCCGGGAGGCTGCCGGTTGGTGGCGCGACGGAGGTGACCGTATAGAATTTTGGGTAGCCGATATTCGGCAGCAGTTGTGTGCGTGAGCCGTTCGCCTCATCGTCACGGATCAGCCGCTTCATTTCGGTGGTAATCAAATACGTCGTGGTACTGTCCGGCGTGGTCAGCCATGCGGCGTTAACCGTGACTTCTTTGGTCGAGGTATTGAGGTTCAGAATTTGCCGGTGCTGCCCGACGCCGGTGCCGCCAGTGATGAAGAGGAAGAGGCCTTGCACGGCTGATTCTTCGGCAGAAAAATCCGAGGCGAGCGTGATGGTTGTTGAGGTGCCGGACTGGGCGGTGCCAGCATAGCCCTCTGGGCCGCTATACACGTCGATATACAGCGCCGCATCAAGATCGGCAGGCGTCGTCAGGTAGCCCTTGCCTGCTTGCAGCAAGAGGTAGTAGCGCGTCTCCAGCAAGTGGTCGGTTGGATTGTGCAACCACATCTGCGTCTTGACGCTCTGGAAGCCATCTTCCGCCAGCTCCGTCACTTGCGCATCAGTGGGGCTAGGCATCCCGGCCTGCTTCAGGGCGGCGGTGCAAATGCTGGTCACGGTCGGATTAGAAGGAATCGCCATTTACGCTCCACTCACATAGAGGTGATCGACCCAATGCTCCCAAGGCACTGTGGCAAAGGTGAACCCCGGCGAGCCGTCCCACGTTTCCGTCCACATCCAGAGGTTGAGCGGACCGGGATAATTGACGGTCGTGTAATTGCCGACACGGATGCCGTTAATCCACCAGCGCACAATGCCGTCTCGGGACGTGGCCGTGGTGCTGCATTTGATATAGGCTTCCAGCTTCGTCCAGATGCCGACGCGTAAGAGCGTGCCGGTGTTCTCATTGGGGTAGCCGGTTGCGCCAAAGGCATCCGCCCAAATATGGCTGTTGTCGAGGAATTGCGTGTTATGGGCGAAAATCATCTGCCCTGCGCCGTTGCTCAGCGAGGCGTTATTGAACAGAAAGACGCCGTTGGTATTCGGGCCTTTCATGAAGAACATCTTGTTGCCGACCGTGCGCCCCTGAAATCCGGCATTGGTGCGCCAGTATTTCCCCACAAACATCTGCGTCATGAGGCTGGGGCTATTCCATTCGAGCTGCGTTCCGCCCGTCAGGGCTCCTGCTTCCAGCCGAGTACGTAAACAATTCGACGGAGACAGCGGCGCGGTCGAGTCCTGCTGAATCGAGCCGCCGCCGTAAGGGTCCGCCATATTGGGGCCGACCTTCACATCAAAGTTATGATTCAGCCGCGTGGTCAGCCCTGCCGGCTCATTCTGGAATGTGCCGTTATTGCCAGCCGGGGGTCCTGGGTCTGTTCCCGGTGAAGGCGTCGAAAAGGTCACGCTGACCGATGAAACCGTGTAGCCCGATCCGCTCGTATGCGTGAAGCGGATGGCATTGTTTCCGTTTTGGAACAGGTTGACATCAGGGCTTCTTGTGACGGTCGCCGACACGCCTGCATTGGCTGGCACCACCGTCCAAATCGAACTGGCGAGTTGCCCGTTGATATAGTAGGACCCCATATCGCCGGTCAGATTCACGCCAGTCATGGTCATGGTCGCGCCGTTGGCGTTCGAGGGCTTCGACAGCGACACAGTCAAAATCGCATCTTCTGGCAAGATCGCCCCGCGCAAATCGAACGGCAGGCTGGTCTGTGTCGCGGGAGGCGTCGGGGTCGCAGGCGTGGTAAAGACGGGCGTGCCAATGGCGGTAATCGTGTAGCCGCTGCCGCTGTCATGGGTAAAGCGCAGCGTATTGCTTCCGTTCACCAGATAGGCCACAGGCACCGCGACCGTCACGGTCGCAGAGATGCCCGCATTGCCTGGAGCGGTCGGCCACAGCGCGAGACTGTTGGTGCTGCCGTTGAAATACACCCGCCCATAGGACGCGGCCAGGTTGACCCCGGTGATTTGGATGGTGCAGCCGTCCGCATTGCTGGGCTTGTTGGCCGTGAGCGTGTACGTGCCCTCTTCGGGAGCCGTGCCGTTTAAGGTAAAGGGCAACGTGGTCTGCGTGCTGCTGCCGCCGCCTGTCGTGGTGGTGGTCGTGAGCGCAATGGAGAAGGTCGAATTGAAGTTTTCGTGCGCCGTCCCAGGTCCAGAGGGGGGCCCGACAAAGAAGTCCAGCGTATCCCCGACCGCGACGGAGCCTGTCAGCCCAGAGATCGCATAGCCGGTGATGTCGTTATCGGCCACCGTTTGCGAATAGATGGACACGCCATTTTTCTTGATCGTGACTGGCAAAGCTGATGTGCCGCCGATGGGGTCGTTAAAGAACTTGATGCTGCCGGTGATGCTGTAAGTACTAGCCGAGGGCGAGGTAAAGCGCCGAACGACGCCGATGGATGGCCCAGAATGGCAGCCGTCCGACCAGATGAATTGATAGAGTTGCGGGCCAGTCCAGAGCTGCCGCGCTGCGTCATAGGTCAAGACATCCTCAAGATTGCCGTTGAGGTACGTCCATCCACGGTAGCCCTGCGTCCCGCCAAAATCTCCCTGGCTGGTATAGGTGGTCGTGACCGTCGTCGTGGTCGGCGGGCTCGTGCTTCCACCCCCTCCACCACCAGACGGCGGCGTTTCAGGTGGAGCCGGTTCAATAGGAGGCGTTTCCGGCCCAGGCGTCGGCGGAACAACAATCGCGCCGCCATCGGTCGTCGCTGGGCTAATGGCAATACTTTGACAGGCCACACGCACTCCCTTGAAAATCGTCTTGGCTCGCGTTACGCGGTCGGCACTGGGACGAGAAGGGCCAATCTGGGCAAGGCCTTCGTCAATCGTGTCGAGCAATGCCGTTTTTTCATCAGCGGTCACGAGATCGCGATATCCCACAACGCTATCACCAGCAAGCCAAATCTCACGGAGATGTCGCCCAGCCGTCTTTATCGAACTTGGCCCATTTGCCGTTGTAGTACGTCAGAAACGCATGATAGGTAACAGCCGTGCTCGTAACAGTGTGGTCGGTCAGCAGGTCTTCGATGATCGTGGTGTAATTATTGCCGGTGAACATCCCAATAATCGTGACAAATGGAGCGACCTTTCCAGAGACATTCGTAATCCTAAAAAACACGGTATCTGCCAATGCCGATTGCAAGGCATTGCCGCCAATAAACGATACAGTCATCCCAGCACTGCCAGGGATGTACTCCACCGCTGGCCCGACATCACTCTTCTCGCTCTTGAAATCGATCAGCGTGATCGACCCACCACCTGTAATGGGATTCGTAATCCCTAAGGTCGCCGAAGGGTTGAAATCACCCCCTACGTTATAGAGCGTTAAGCCGGAACGGATTTCGTCGAGCTGAACCCCATAGGTTCCGTTTTTATTTACGGTGATGTTGCGGACGGACCCAGTCCCGCTTTGACTGCCGACGATGTACAGGCCAGATTCTTTGCATTCCTCAATCAGCAAATCCGTGATCGTGCTCACTTCCCCAATGCCGAAGACTTTGACACAGTGTGTCCCGCTCGCATTATTCGCTTTGTTGCCGTGTATGCGAAGATTCTTGAGCATCCCAGAATGCCACCAAGTCCCCGTTTCCCCGCTTGCACTCACAAGACGCAAGATAGGATGGTTGCAATTATTGAACAGTTTGATTTCGGTGTACCCAGGGCTGTTGGAACTTTGCCCGATCAACCGCCCGCCCTCTTGGATATCGATGGCGCTTCCACAGGGCAGCGTATAGAGCCCCGCTCCCAATTCCACCGTGACGCCGCGAGGAATCGTAAATCTGGTGATGTTCTGGGGATTGGGGAATCCGCGTGCATCGACATACCCGCCGATCCCAGACGGCAAAGACGCAATCGCGGCAGCGATTTTGACTCCCGCATCGCCCACAGCGGCCTGCGTATGCGCGACAGCCATGGCGCAGGGCGACTCACAGAATGGGCGAGCGACCTCAATCGGTCGAACAATCTGAACTCCACCACCTCCAGCAGCAGGGGTCAATGCACCAGCAGCATGCACGATTACTGGAGCGAGTAGCGTATATATGGCGATGAGCAGGTACGCAATCATCGCGAGATCCCTCCGACGATAATCTTAGCGTGATCAATATCAATGGTTTTGCTGGCTGCTGACTGGTTCACGATCTGCAATCCAGGGTTCAGCGCCATGGACGTGGGAATGTTGGCGGTCTGAGACCCGATCAAGGTGCCGTTGACATAGAAATCGATCGAAGCATCAGAGGCCCGATTAATCCGCAATGTGATCCAACCAGTGGAGACGGCAATGCCGGTATCGGTTCGTGACCCCGTTTGCGTGCCGCCATTTCGCGTCACATAGAACCAATTGGTATCGGCATACAGCTTTTCAAAGTAATCCCCGGATGAAGGAGGGTCGTTAGAGGCTGATTGAAAATCTCCGACGCGCACCGCTGTGTCGCTATCGTTCGTATTGAGCCGCACGAGAAACGACATGTCCCTCGTGCCGCCCAAGATCCCGTTGTTGTGGCCACTTCCAGTCGCGGCCACGAGATTGAGCAGCGTAACGGTCCCAGCCGATGAACCCGTATCACGCCGGAAGATGCCCAGGTGGTTCGCTTCACTAACGCGGTAGTTTGAGCTGCCCCCACTGGTCGTCCACCCTAATTGGCCGACTTGTCCGCTTGAAGTGGACCCGCCCACAAAATCATCTTCAAACGGTTCTGGGGAGGTGGCGTAATTAAAAACTTCCAATGTGGCACTCGTTGGTCCGGCAGCACTTGTCAACGATGAACTCATTAGTAGTACGCCTCCACTAAGACGGTTGCGCCTGTGCCGGACAAGCCCGATGTCACCGAATAGAAGTAGGGGTACGGGGCCGTGCTGGTCGCTGCCGCATCTTGAGCCCTAGTTGTTCCTGACAGCGTGATTGTCGCGAGCAGGACCCCGTTCTCAGCCGTCGCAGTACGGCAGGCATATATTGTTATCGTGGCA